TCTCGCTTTCCATCTTTTTTCTGTTTTCGGGGTTCAAACTTGCAATAACATCATTGACCTTTTTAGCTTGGGCTGAAGAAAGAGATACCATAGAACCATCGTTAAGTTTCATATTACCAGAAGAAATCATTTCATCGATTGTTTCAATTTCTTCCTCTTTCTCCACTTCAACATTTTCTTTCATTTTCTTACGAACATCCATATAGTTCTTTGAACCACCTTGCTTCGGTGGATTCTTTTCACCGCCCGCGTTATTACCGTCAGGTGAGGTTTGTTTTAGACTTGACTTGTATTGATTTTCAGTGTCTACTGGATGGTCCGCCATTTCATCGTCTGAAGCTTTTTTGTGCATATCGACAAATTTCTTTTGAGACTTGACACGTGGTTCAATGTCTTTGACTTCATCGTCGGAATCTGGCTCCTTGACATAATCTTTGGGATCATTCCTTTCGGCCAGTTTTCTAATTTCTTTGATATTACGCATAGATATCGTCCTTAAACATGTTGCTCGCTACAACAATTTTTTCTTGATCTAGTCTGTTATTTATTTTTTGATTTAGAATTTCAAAAACCGCAGCTTTTACTTTGGTTGATCTTCCATCCTGACTAAAAGCAATAACATCTTTGATTTTTTGTTCCATATCCATATTAAACTCCTTTGTACTTTATTTATATTTATATTTTTAAGAAAAATTATCTAGAGACTTCTTCAAAATCTAATGAAGTATAAACATCGGCACCAGCGCTATCCGAAGCCATAAGAAGTGTTAATTCAAAAGCAGTGTTTGTGAATGAATTTCTTTCTAATTGGAATTTGAAAAGTGCTTCTTTAAGAATATCGATAGTGGAGGAACCTTGGTTCGAACCTTGAAGCCAGCCACTTGCCAGAATTCTTCCTGTGCCCAAAGTAAAACTTGTTCCTGTTAAATTATATTCTACCGCACTATCAGTACCCGCAGATACCCAACTGCCGCCAGATGTTGTACCAGATGCCACAACTTGCCAATTATAGTTAGCATTATTGGTAATACCTAATAATGAAATTGCTGTCAAAATGACAATAGCGTCTAATCTGTCTGGAGATGATTTAAGACGAATAGAAATAACTGGATAATAAATGTCCTCTGTAGCCAAATCTTTGGGCGTTGTTATTGGAGTTTGAATCGCAGTTTGTCTTCCTCTCAATTCATATCCACCTTCAATAATAACCGTAGAACATATTTGTTTTGATTGACTTGAACTTCCTGTACTATCCGTATTGGTGATTTCTTGTCTTAATGGTAATGAAGCCGTGGTCATATATGTAGAGTCTATATTATTGCTATGATGAAAAGCATGAGCGATAAGAAAAATTCCGTCTATCACAAAACCACATCTTACCGTACCAGCACCTAGCCATTCCAAATCCATATATAATATTTGTACTTTTGATAAATCTAAAGTATAATTAGATATTCCAGTTCCGTCTAATTTATCTACATTCCAATTTTCTTGTGATATTCTAGTTTCTACTACAGTGCCGGTAACACTACTTCTTTTTACAAAATAGATATCTTCATTATTTAATTCTAGATATATACCATTGTTTTCGCCGAAGTAACCGACTCGTTGTCTTAAATTTGTTTTACTTTCGTTAAAAACAAAAGAATTAAATATAAGCAAACTTTTACCGGGCTGATATGAAAATGTTTTTGTTGTTTCTAAAATAATTTCATCACCACTTGCTGAACCTACATTCATTTCGACTAAACCTGCATTTATATTAAATGAACTGTTCGCGGTTCCAGTTATATTTTCAACCCATAAATCATTTTTGCTATATCTATGTGTACTATCAAATAATGTTAATGGTGTAGATACTCTTAACCTATTAAAAGCATCTCTAGTCGATTCACTGACGAGATTCGATAATCTGACGGGAAATGGATTTGATTCGGATACAACTTCCCCGTTTTTGTTGGCAATCATAGGAACTTCAAAGACTGTTACATCGTGACTCCTTGGACCAAATGTTTGCGTATCTTTCCTAAAATTAGCCATCTTTTTCTACTTCATTTAATGTGTGTCTAATGTCTTGGAGAACTTCTTCATTAGTTTTCTCTTTTTCTCGATCTTCAGGAGTTTTGGCGACACCAGGTTGTGTTGGATCACGTTCTTTTTCCATAGAAGCAATTTGCGCTTGTTGTGTTTCACGTTCCATATCCATAGCTTGCCCAGTCATACTTTCTGGTGCGTCTGGATCATTTTTTTCTTTCTTGATTTGTTTCTGTAGTCTTTCAATTTCTTCTTCGGTAAATCTGAAGACGTACTTATTGACATACTCCGCAGAAACATAACGGCCAACGAAAGGATCAATCTCATTAGCAAGTGCAATTCTTTCACGAAATATTTCAGCATCTTTCATTTCTGCGAAGTGATTATCAGTAGTGAAGTCATATCGAATATCTTCACGAATTTTTTTCCATTGTTTGCGATTGATAACACCTTTTAGAACTAATTGAATTTCCAACATTTGATCAAAAATGCCGGAAAATTGATTTCTAAGTCTAGTGATAAATTTGTTGAAATGTAATTCGTCTCTAGTGATTTCTGAAGGTCGACCAAGATTGAATGCAGAATCAGATTCAATTCTACTTACAGGAATATTTAATGATTTGTAAAGTTGTTTCTTGAAATATTCAACATCATCCATTTCGCCTAAGTTTGCACCAGCAGGAAGTGTATCAATTTCTGTTCCTTTGGTACCTTCTCTTCTAGGAAGCCAAAAATCTTCTAGCATTGTCATAAACCGACGATCATCACGTATCTCACCAGTTTCTGAGTTATATACTAGCTTGTTTTTGTATTTCGTCATCATTTCAGAGAGATATTGTTCCGCCTTAGCTTTAGGAAGATTACCAACATCAATATAGAAAATACGTCTTTCGGGCGCGCGTGAAAGTCTATAAATGACCGCAGCATCTTCAAGCATTCTCAATTGATTCATAGGCTTCAAAGCTTTATGTAAGTAACTGAGAACCATGTTATTCCGAATATCAACAATACCACTAGGAACAAAACAAATAGAGTCCTTTGCGATTCTTATTTGTGTTGTGTTTTGCCCTGGTGTTCCACTTGTGTTTTTACTTTCAATGCCTGTCGGGCTATAAAGAAAGAATTCTTCGTAACCTTTTTCAATTTCTACACGAGTTTTTGAATCAAATTCTAGTATTTTCTTTCTAACTTTTTTGATTTTTCTAGGATCAATTTTACGAACTTCTTTGATACCTTGGCGAGGCTTTTTATCATTTATCATTAGATGAAAATAAACTCTTCCATCAATGTACCAATCGCGAAAAATTGTATATGCACGATTCTTGAAATCTAAAAGTTTTAAAACTTCATAAAATTCTTCCCGAATTTTTTCTTTGACTACATCTGGTTGTTCTAAAGTGTCAAGATTTAGATCGACTGCAATTTCATCATCAATAACGATTGCTTCATTTACGATTTGATCGATAGCCATGTCCGCTTCGGGCTGCATAGACATTTCGCGATATTTATTGACTAATTGTGATTCATTCTTTATACTACCTTGAAGATCAAGATATGTACCATAAACACCGCCGGTAGCGACCTCCATAGCACCATCTTCAGTTTGTGCAGGAATAAAAGTTTTAATAACTTCTTGTTCCTTCTTTTCTTCATTGCTTTTTTTGATTTCAAACCCGAAAAGTTGAACCATATATAAAATCCTCTAAGTTTCTTTTATTCTCTATTTAGACATAAAAAAACGACGAAATAAATTCGCCGTTTTCTTGATATTCACTGTGAAGTAAATATTAGTTGAATAGTGCGGTTGTGACCTGCCCTAAAACGCCTTGACCAACTTCCCATAGATCATATGCGAAAGTGACGGTAAATTCTTCGATGGTATCATTAGTACCCCAATCGAGAGTAATGTTACTAATCTCTTTTGGATAGATACCTTCAAACGCATATGTACGAAGAGGCAATCCAGTCTTAGAAAGCTGAGTTACGGTTGCATTAGTTTTATATTGACCAGCAAGAGCGAATGCAGGATCACGAGCATTTGATCTATGCCCGTTGATTGCATTGTTCCATCTTTCCATTGCATCACGGACTAGGAAGTCTTCATCGTTGATGATAGTTACTGTCCAATCTGCATAGGTACGATCTCCGGCATACTTTACAGCACGCCCTTGGTAAAACTGTTGAATTTCACCAAGAGTTGCGGCTGGAATTTCTGCACCCTTTACCATGAAAGGTGTTTTGAAGTTCGCGATAGGAGACACTGGGTTATTGATGGTTACTTGGAATAGGTTTGGGCGTGCACCGTCACCAATCAAAGCTCCCTTAAATTCTGTAATATTCAGTGGCATTTTTGTTCCTTACCTTATCTTTGTCTATATTTATACTGTTATTCTTAAACTTGACCAACAACTTCGCTAAATTCTACACCAGTTCTTACGGCGACAAAATTCAGAGTAATGAAGTTGATTGATCGAGTTGGTTTTACAAAGATACTACCGATGAATTCATTGCGATCAATGACCTCTGGAGTGTTATTTGATTCGTCACAAACAACACGGAAATCAGTAACACCACGACGCCCTTGAACATCTCGGAGATAAGGCTCTACAATGTTTACAAAGTTAGCGCGTGTGAATTCATCATTTAGTTCAAAGAGAGTAAATTCAGCCGCACGACTGATAGACTTTCTAAGAACAATGAATAGACGGCGAACATTAATTCTATCGAATGCGCTTGGCTTAGCTAGAAGTGTTTTATCGCCAAATAGAATAGTTCCTCGACCAGAGAAGCTTACTACAGGATTTACACCACTCTTGTAAAGCAAATCTCTTTCCGCTTGATTAGGATTGAATGCAAGACGAATGACATTCTTGATCTGGCCTCTATCGAAACCACCAGGGGAGAACCATGGGTCTCTTGTAGCATCAGTACGAACCATTGTACCTGCAACATCACCGTTCAATGGAACATGACGGAATACATCATTGTACTTGTCATACTGATATTTCCATCCACTATCCATTACAGCATAGCTTGAAGATGGTAGTAGATTA